GATGACATGTATAATAATGCTCAGTTAATAGGAACATCTAAAAGAAATATTTTTGTTTCTGGTTTGGGTATTCCTTACTTGGAGGGGATAACTAGAAACAAAAGCACAGACACAGCAGCAGCCTCAGCCTTGGGGAGTGTAGTTAGGTTGCCAGACACTAAAGAATATCAAAACCTAACCTACTCCCCTTCTGGGTTTAGTATGGAGTGTTGGGTGCATGTACCGAACATTACAGACGCTGAAACAGGTTGGCTTAGTGGAGGAGCTTCTTCTTTAACCAAAGTTCTTCTAGGATCTGAGAATGTAGGAATAAAAGAAGGGTATTCAAACCTTGACCGAATGGGCAATGAGCGAGACCTTGATCTTTTACCTGACAACAAAGGAGGTCAGTTGGTCCGGGGTATGCTTTGTGGGTTCACCAGAGACAGAAGAATTACCCAGCTTTCTACTTCAGCTAATCCAATAGGATTTAGTAATGACAATGCTGATAATGATCCTGTGTCTTCCTTGAGCTTCTTTATTGCTCCCACAATATCTAGAGATGCTTCTTCGGCATCTTTCATAAATAGAGACGAGTGTGCTAACTTCCCGGCGTTCAGAAAAATGAAAGTAGATTTATCTTCTTCTACTTTTGGGGATGTATCGTCTCAGTTTGTATTAGTTGGAATCGCTTGTGATCCTGAGGAAAATCAAGTTAGGATGTACGCTGATGGAGAATTAGTCTCCACTTCATCGTTGTCTGAGGTTTTTGGGGTTGAGCCTTCGCACACACCTTCCCTACCCAACTTCAAGCAACCTAATAGTTTTGAGTATTCTTCTACTACTGTCGATGGACCTCAAATTTTAAAGCAAGGTCCACGGCTATATGATTTCTATACTCCCTGGATTGTTGGGGGAGGATACACTGATGGTATGTATTACCGAGGTAATTTCCTAGGTGGTGATAGAGGGGGTATTACAAGTGGTCTTCGCGGCCATGTAGGAAGCTTAAAATTCTACAGTAAGGCCCTAGATAGTAAAGAGGCAAAAAAGAATTTCGACGCCCAGAAAGGGTTCTTCAAAAATATTAGAATATAATGGCAGCTAACACCACAGTTTTTAGGTTTGGGCGGCGTCCCACAAAATATGAAGATCAAGCTCCTAGGGCGAAGCGACGGGAGATTTATGGTCTTACTTTCCCGCTAGGTAAAAATAAAGAGTCCGGGGGTTTCTTTAAAAAAAATAGCGGTAGGGAGATGATACGCCAAGCTGTTGTGCAGTTACTGCGGACAGAAAAGGGTGAGCGTTTAATGCTTCCTAACTTTGGATGTAACTTAAGGAAATATTTATTTCAACCTATAACTGAAGAACTATTCAATAATATTAAAGAAACTATAGCGGTGTCTTTTCAAAATTATATAGTTGGAGCTAGGCTACTAAAAGTAGGGGTGTTTGAGACTGGGGAGTATAGTTCGGCGGGCGGAAACCAAATAAAGGTAGTCTTAAGTGTTCAATTATCAACCGACGACCTACAAGTATTCGACGTAGAGGCCAAAATACAATGAATTTTTCAGGAACAATATCCTCAGATTTTATGAAGCTTGCTCCTATTGCTCTCAATAGGAAAGTAGATTTAATTAATTTCGCAGCCACGGACTTTTTATCATTAAGAAATTCTTTGGTGGCTTATGTCAAGGCGGCTTATCCTGACGACTATAAGTATTTTGTAGAATCAGATCTGGGTATGATGTTCTTAGAACTAGCAGCCTACATGGGAGCAGTAATGTCTATGAAGGCTGATATGTTAGCCAACGAAAATTATATAGCTACCGCTCAACAGAGGGCTAGTGTTAAGAAGTTACTAGAGCTAATAGGAATCAGGATGAGGGGTCCTTTGTCTGCTGCTGCGGACGCCCAAATTACATTTGAAGAATCCGATTTAACCACAGTCAATTATGTTTCAATTTCTCCATCAGAAAGAGTTTTTGAAATTACCTCTCCTGAGGATGGTGCTCAAGTAACTTATACTTTGTATAAGGTAGTTAACGGTTTAGTTGATCAAGCTACAAGAAATGCAGTTGTAAGACTAGACCCACAAGCAGAAGGGTTAGGGGAAGACAAAAATGTATTTCAAAACTTAGTTGTACAGGAAGGTGCCTTAGTTGTAGAGACTGGAGAGTTTGCCGCCACGGAAGGCCAAAAGACAATAGGTTTAGCTGATGGGCCTGTAGTTGAGGGTAGTGTTGAGGTATTCATTACCTCTCCCAACGAGGATTCTGAGGGGGCTTACTCTGAAGTAGATAGTATTTATTTTGCATCAGGATCTAGCGATAAAATTTTCGAGATAGCTTACGACGAATTCTACAATGCTAATGTAGTTTTTGGAACTGGAGTCGCTGGCATTTCTCCTCCTGATGATGCATCGTATACGGTTAGTTATCGTGTTGGGGGAGGCACTAGAGGAAATCTAGAAAAGAGAGCTTTAGCTACTTCTGTTGTAGGCACTAGCGGAGTTAATACCTATACGGGCGTCCTAACGAACACATCAAAAGCTACGGGTGGAGCAAACGCAGAAACTATTGAGCACGCAAAAAAATACGCACCACTTACTTTTAGGAGGCAAGATAGACTTGTAACTCTGATTGACTACTCCTCTTTTGCTAACTCTTTTATTAGTACATTTGGCACTGCGGGAAAGGCTACCGCAGCCACAAGAAACGCATACTCTTCAGCAAATACGATTGATATTTATGTGTTAGAGAAGGCCAGTGATTTTCAACTACAAAGGGCAACCAGCAACTTTAAGACACAGCTTCTTGAGGCTATGAATGAGAAAAAGATGATGACAGATGACATCGTTATTGTGGATGGTCTTATAAGAACTTTAGATTTGGTTTGCACAATAAGAATTGATCAAGAGCAAAGAGAGAACGAAGATTCTATTAAAGCTAAAGTTAGAGATAAAATCCTAACTTATCTTAGTATAGACAATACTGAGTTCGGTGAAGACTTGATAGTGTCTGACTTGAACAGACAAATTTTTGAGGTGGATGAAGTTAGATTCTCGACTCTAGATAACGTAGATCAAGATATCAGAATTGATTTTAACGAGATCATTCAACTAAACAACCTAACTATTAATGTAGAATACTTAGCCTGATGGTAGATAATAGCAAATATACTCCTAACCCAAGAAAGTTTTACAAGTCTAACTTTGTAGAATTGTTGGAGTTATTAACTCCTAAGTTATACGTTCAGGAGGATTTAGATTTAAGTGGTACAGAGCTAAACCCATTATCTAAGATAATAAATACTCATTTACAAATTGCTAAAGACCTGCCAAATATTCTTCCTTTATCTTCTATACCAGGGACACAGACAAGTAATCTTAGTTCCTTAGAGGGTATTTCCCAGTATTTTATTAAACAGAATGAGCTAACCAAAGTAACTTCTCAAAGTTTCCGAGAAAAAATCTTGCTTCCTTTGTCGATAAACTACAGTGATTTTGAGACAAGCTCTGGATTTAAAACCTACCTTTCTGGGAATCTCATACCCAAACTAGTTCCCCCAGGAATAAACACCCCAGGAACAATTGAAAGTAACACTCAAGAACTTTCCGCATTTACTGGTAACCCTGATGCTAGTAGCATCCATAATTATTTAGTAGATAATCTTGGCTGGTTTTACTTCTTGAACACTTCCGCTAATGGAGGATTGTCTTACAGCCCGTCATCCTTTGTTGTTGAAAAATTATCAAGAATGTATTTAGGAGCACAACTGGATACGGTTGATGGAATAAAGGGGCTTACTGAGTACATATGGAAAAACACAGAGGTTTGCTCTTTTGGAAAATACCTTCCTTCTGATTTTGTTTCCGGTGTTGCCGACGCAGTAACAGATCCCAGTGCTGGAGAGGTAGCTACTTACACTAGTGGTGTACAAAGACTTGATAGTTTAAAAACATTATTAGATGTTATTTACTCTCCTTTAGCATTAGATAATCAGGACTACACAGTAAAAAAAGCTTTTGACGATTTTTTAGATGCTGATTTAATACTAGATAATCGAGTCTCCAATGGTCCATATAGAAAAATACTAACTGCATTAGGATTTAACTTCGCGGACATCTCGGATGAAGTTGAGAACATAAAATACATTTACGATATTGAAAATGTACAACAAGATAGAATTGAGTATATTGCAGATCTAATTGGATTTAAGCTTAGAGGAAATCAATCTGAAAAGTGGAGACACCAACTTCGCGTAGCAGTAGATATCTACAAAAAAACTGGAACAGAACAGGCTCTTCGTTCTGCGCTAAACGCAATAGTTGTTGATAGTATTTTAGATCTTGATGGTAAAATTATTCCGCTCTGGGAATCTTACCTACCTTTCCTTATATGGTACGCTTTAGGGACGGCTTCCCCTTTATTTAAGAATCTTAGGACATGGACACCGGAATTAGCTAAGAAGGCTGGGGTAGTGACCTACAGTTCAAGCAGCTTAGAAGAAAATCTAAAGCTTGCTACGGACACTATACTTTTGGATCTTGCCTCGGCTTTCCCTAAGAATTTTAAATATTTCGGACAAGAATTCCCTCTACCAAGATTCTATATCTTAAATGAAGACGGCACTAAAGGGGAACTTTACACAGTTTTAGGTGATACTAAGATGAAGCCGTGGCACGCACACACGGTAGACGGACCTGGATATCTGGCTTTAAGAAGGCAAGCCGTAGAGTTTGGTGAAGAAGCTTTGTGGGATCGAGCTATTGGTCCTGGGCCGTTTGGTGAGGGCGTTTACATGGTAGGTAAACGCCACCCTCTGGGCTTGAATAGACCAACCTATCTTCTTTTCGAGGGCGACCCTGAGTTTTTATTTAACTACCGAGGAAAACAAAACTATCCTTTACCCCCGTTTGAAGAGGTTAAGTATTATAGGGATTCTTCCGTAACTAAACCTCTTGTTGATCTTTTAGTAGATAGGCTTAAGTGTTTCGAGGTTGAACCAGATTTTGCTGACGAGGTAGGGGATTTCTTAGTCAGTGGGGCAGTAATAGATGACAGCAACATAGGTTCTTTAAATGAATTTCTTATGTTCTTTAGCTCTGTTCAGCACCCACCTAATTACGACGATGTTATGTTCAGCATCTCGGACTACGAGAAGAACTTACTTAGTCTATGGAATGGAAAATCTTCACATATCTTCTTAGATTTTGATGAAGCTAGTTTTGATTTTAGAAAATCAACGCTGGAATCCGATTCTAAGTATGCATTGTATGAAACTGCTAGAGTTGCTCAAGAGTATTCCCCAGCGCACACAATACCTAGGGTAAACTTAAATGCTTCCGCCGTAGATGAATTTATTTCTTCTGCTACAAACTTCTTATACGCTAGTTATGATGATGACGACACATTTGCTGAGTATGCCCTTGATACTGTTTTAGGTAATGGGGAAGTTAGTGGAGTAGAAATAGTATCAGATCCAGGTCGAGACGGTTTTAGTACGTTCAAAAGGGATCAAGTTGATGGTGTAGATACTGAGCTTAGTTCTACAGCAAGCATCGTGGGTCCCGCTAGAAGAGCACTTAGAAGGAGAAACTTTAAATACCTTCTCCCAGAGCAAGGGTATTATGATAGGACGGGCTTCAATGGCCCTGTAAGCTACGACCCCTCAGTTATAGAGAGATCTATGGCAAGTTCTTTGGGAGAGCTTACGCTGGGCTATGTCGCCTCTGCGGGGAAGTTCTTTCCTGTAGAGGACCATACAAATATCTCAGGTGTGTGGCATATTTGCGAAAACTTGCAGTCGAGGGCTACGTTTTCTGGGGTGGATACTAGTAACACGTTCCCTTATCGTGGACTTAAAGTTATTGGCTCAGATGCGAAAAGATCTGATATTCCTGCTGCAACAGATCGCTATGTCGATAGAGGCCAAACTCCTAGGATTATTATGTCCATGCACAACTTGATGAACAAGAAGGCAAGGACACTAGCTGAGATGCAGGTTAGTGGTGACCCATCCTCCTTTAGTGATGATTCTTACTGGAAAGACCAAGTTCAAAGTTTTGCAAACTCAGCCATCGCTAGTGGCTACGTCATAAACTCTTATTCCGATTATGAAAACTTTAGTTTTGGTAGAGGAATGCAAAACCTTTTCCGAGATTACTGTCGTAGCTTCGAACAGCACCCAGTAGGGCCTACATTCCAGGACAAGACGGGCGGCACTATATTTGCTCATGTTTTTGGGAAAGCACTGTACAATTGTGATTTTAAACTTCCTGGACAGTACGGGTCTTCCTTTATTCAAACTTCATTAAGAGACAACCTGCCAATAAATAACGCTACAGTCTGGTCAGACGGTGGCCTTGCAGTTGGAACATTCACTGCTAGTTCTTTAGAAGAAGCAGTTGTTCCTTTAGTAGGTAATTATGTTTCAGGGGAATCCTTTGATTTTAGAAATGCTAAGATTCTTAGCGGAATTGAGTTTTGTGATATCTCTGGAGCACCTAGCAGAAACGAATTTAGGGTAATCCATCTAGCACCTAGTGCATTAGTTAGGGGGAGGACTAATTATTTTGTAGATAACCCTGTTATAAAGTGTAAATCAGTTGGAGGACTACCCAGGCTTAGATTTGATGTTTCTTCCTACGGAGAATTGCCCAACAAACTTAACTCTGATCACAAGTTTAAGCTTAATGTTAGGTCCTTAGTAGCCAATGAAAAAAAATTCGAGATAGGTGGGGGCCAGCTAGGCGTATGGATTCACACGGAGCCTGAGCAGAATCTAATGTGGTCTTGGACTCCAGACGGTAAGTGGACTCCTACAGATGTAAGCAGCTTAAATGTTGATCAAGTTAAAAAGACTTTATCACATGTTTTTAATTTTCCTTTAATATTACCTGACAAATCTGAGCAGGAGTATTGCCTAAAATCTCTCCAAGCCCCAGAGCAAGCAGTCAATGATTTAACAATAACTAACCTAAAGGAAGACTATTTTGAAAATTTTGAAGTAGAATTTGATACTAGAAACTTTACCATTTATAACAACTTCGAATACAAAAAAATTATTGACAAAACCAACGAAGAGTTTAAATTAACAGATCAAGTTCATACTAACAGAAACTACGTTATTGAAGTATTCTTTGTTCCCAATAACAACTACGAAAAATATCTTCTAATTGATTCTATAGAATTGCAAGATGCGACTCTACGGTATGAAGCGGGATTACCTACAGGGCTGGGAATACAAACCAGCGGTATCCCACTAAGACCTTTTGTTGAAGAGTATAAGTATTATTTAGATAAGCAGGAGCTTGCTGGAGTTTTAAGTTTCTATAATGGATTAACGGGGCAAAGAGCAGGAGAAAATACTACAACTCTAGCATCTAGAGATGCCAGTGTAACCTCAGGTACTTTAGAACTAAGTGGAGGTAGTAGAATATCCTACAGAGTTCAGCCTGAATGGGTCACCCATACAGAAGGGGCTAATGGAAACTATACAGAAGTGGAGTTTGATAACTGATGAGAGGTGAAGTAGAAGTTTGGAGTGGAGACAAGCTAATCCTTAAGGAAGCGAATATGCTGACTGATGGTGCGGGCGAACTACTGGCAGATATTATGACCGTATCTCCATCCCTATCAGGTATAGATGATTTGGCTACTTCTTCCATAACGGATGCTTCCAATTATACTATTCAAGCAATCTCTTTTGGAACAGGATCGGATGCGTTTAGGACTAATGGTCATAAATTTGTTGATGTTGTTGGAGTGTATGATGTTGCCGATGTCCTTGCTGGAACAAAAGGAAATCAAACTGTTCTTAGATCCAATAGAGATGATGAAGACGCTTCTAACGTCAGTCAGCCAGCAGACCCAGGGTTCCCCATAGCACCAACGCCTGAGCTAGATGTTTTAGAGATAAACACCAGCGTGGATGCTTTTATCTCAAAGGATGTTAGTGCAACTATTCCGGGTAACGGGCAGCTAACTAACTTTATTCCTTCCGCTATAATGAGTGGCACTTTTGAGGGTACAGAACTATCGACCCCCATCAGATATTTTGGTGCTGCAAGTGTTCTAGGATGTTTCCCTGACGGTGCCTCTGCTGATCACGCTACAAGAAATCAAGTAAAATACTATGATGACGCTGGGACTCAAAGAACAATAACATCTGTTGGAGGTTACTTTAATGAGGTTAGTTCTATGGATGTTTCCGGTTTTGTTACCAAAGTTGACGGGACGGACTCTACTCAAGGACTAATAGAATCTTACGATGCCAACCTGCCCACTAACGGCACCATAGAGTATGAAGTAACTCTATCTAAAGACGATGCTTTATTTGCTCACGCATACGGGGGCATTTTTCATTTAGGTCTTTGGACTATAGATATGAAAGAATCTCTTCTGAACGGAAATACACCTCCTTTTGAGTTTAGTATACTAAATAATCCTAGAAAGTACAGGTTGTTTTGCAGAAAAGGCGTGTCCAAGGATTTGACATATATTGACGACATTACGCAGTACGAAGACTTAACCATCAAGTGGAGGCTACACTTCCTATGAAAAACTTTACAGAAGAATTAGGTATTAATGGGCATCTTACCATCATAAAGAAGATGAGCACAGGTGAAGAAGAGGTCCTCCTAGACGATTCTAATATAATTGTTTCTGGTATGGGAGTTGGATTATCTTATCTGTTTTCCGCTTCAGGATCTAATAATGTTTTGGATTATCAAATACAAAAGTTTCAGATCGGTGTTTCTGGTCCACCTGAAGGCGGGGTTACCAGCGCCATTAATGAGCTTTCTGGATCTTTGACCTCCGTTGATGAGTACGGCACAGGAAGCAATTTAGCTTTGTTTGAAGGCACGCAGATCGTAGGTAATGGGCAAGCAACAGGTAGAATTTTTGCTGAGATACCAGCCAGTAAAATAACTAGGATTAATGAAAGCTCTGTGAGGTATACTTTGGTCGTTGACGAGGAAGCAGCCAACGATCTAACTAGAGGTGGGCAACCCGCCTCTATAAATGAAATTGGAATGTTCATGAAAAACCCTACGGGAAACGCACAAGACAGACCAATTTTAGTTTGCTATAGAACATTCAGTGATATAATAAAAACTAATGATTTTAGTTTAATTTTTAGGTGGACAATAAACTTCTGATATGGCATTTAATCCAAACGATATCTACACCAGTAGCGGCAGCGTAGTTCTTTTTAATTCTTGGACTCCGTATGTATCCAAGTTTGATACGAGTACATTCTATAATTGGGAGCAAGACAACGTGCCTCTTTATGATTTAGAAGAGCGTACTTATGAGCTTTGGGAGCAGGGCGGATTCGCCACTTCCGCTGGAGTTCCCGGTCTGGCTCTAACTGTTTCAGCGGACGCCCCAGAGTTAACTTTACAACAAAACCCTAACATTTTTGTAGATCTTAGCTCTGCAATTGCAGCTATCCCTAAAGTGGTCCGCTTCCCTGTTCTAGTTGAGGTTGCAAACTTTGGCACTCTTGATGAACTTGAGCTTCACAACTTTAGAATAGAAGAAGAAGGGTCAATAGAAATTATAAACAGAAACTTCGCTAGAAGTTACAACGCTTCTTCTGACGTAAGGGTAGTGGGCACTCCCTCCCAAGGTCAGTATCTTCAGGTTCCGACACAAATAAGCTCTTTAGATTTAAGCAATACGTTAACGGATACCTCTTGTGTACACATAGCAACCCCTGTTCTTTCTGGGCAAGGAGATGTCAGATTTAATAAGGTAAATTCAGTATTTTATCCTACGCACTCAGGTAGGTCTACTCCTTTAGCGGTTACTTTATCCACGGGGGCTTTCAGATCCGGTACGCCCAATAATTTTGTTCCTAATGTCTATGAAAATTTTGGTACAGATATTACAATTCCCGTTAGTGATGTGAGTTCTATTGATACGAACACTGCAACAAACATGAAAAGACCTCAGGTTGAGGTGGGTACGGCTGTTGGTGGAAATGTTTATGGAAACGCTTGCCGAAAGATCAGTGTGAAGAACTGTGACGGGCCTCTATTGATTCGTAACTTTTTTGTTGATGGATTTGGTGGAAAAGAAGTAGGCATTGAAGTAGTTAATTCGAAGGTTCTTCTAGAGAATTGTGCCTCAGTTAGGTCAACGGAAACCGGGTTTAAATTTATCAACTCAGAGGTCACCTTATCCAGGTCAGCTTTCGCGTACAGAAACTATTTTGTTGATGGTGTAGGGGCCGGAAGGACTAGAGCAGAAAAACTTGGAACTGGCTTCCATTTTATAAATAGCGATGTAATGGTTAGTTCTTTACCCCTTGACGTAACTTCTACTGAAGTTGGAGACACAGGTGCTGAAGGAAGAGACGCCACTTTCGTTGCTTCTAGAAACACTAGAGGTTTTGTTCTAGAAAATTCAAAGTTACGGGGAGGAGTTCAGAGAACCAGCCCGTCTAACCCCGCCACAGGCGGCATTATTTCTTCAGAACTAAACACTAGCGCAGGTATGGTTCTTGATAACGCTTATGTTGATGTAAAGGGGTTACTAGATATTTACGCTAACAATGTAGGTATAGCTGCTAATAACTCCGTCCTTAGATACGAAAATCTTACCATAGACGGAAATCAGGAGCAAGGAGTAAAGAGCCAGAAATCTACACTTACTTTTGATTCTGAACAAATCCTTGATGATACAAATAGAAAACAGCTTGAGTTCTCAGGTAATTCAGTTCATGCAGACCTACAAGCAGGTAGTACGTTTAATTTTGAGTTAAAAGACTCGATTCCTTCGATTTATGGAAACTCTTTCTTTAGAAACGCTTTTGAAGGAACTCCTGCGATCTACGTTTCTGACAACTCCAACGCCGATTTAATCAAGGCTTACATTGATGTAGGGGATGTCACTAACTCTACCGTAAACGGTAAATCCACATACTACGGAAGAGCCATTAAAGCTACTAACGGCTCTACTGCTAGATTAACTGGCGCAAAAAACGGAGCAACTGCCCTTATAGGTCCTACTAGTTATTCTACTCAGCGTGTGATGGCGGGAGCTTGCTCCGACAAAAATTCTACCATTAGCTTTCATGGGCCAACAGCTATAGCACAGTTTGGTGTTGATGTTTTGGCTAAGGATAATTCAGTTATGAATTTTGAGCCTAGACGAGTCCCTGGATCTTATGATCCAGACGCACTTAGCTTTGATTTGAGTGCCGCAGAAAACCATACTACTATTGAACTTCACTCCACCCGTGCTTGCTTAGTGGCACAGAGGAATAGCACAATAAATATGCGCGATTTAGGAGCTTTCCCTACTAACTGGGAAACAACAGTTAGTGGACAAGCTTTACTGGATGAAAGTGTATACTCCATAGACGGTAGTGGTTTTGTTTCTGGAGGCTCCATGCAGTTTTATGCGAATCCTCAAGACGAGGGTGTTATCAATGGTGAGGGGCTGGCAACAGTGGCTGGGCTAACATTCCCATTAGTGCCTACAAAAACCGGAAGAAACAATACGATGCTCATTCCTGACGGCGGTTATGCGAGTCCCAACTATGGACTAAGGGATACTATTTCTCAAGGCGGCGTCTGTGTTCGTGCAGTTGAAGACAGTATAGTTAACACTCATAATGTTCACTTCCCTGTCCCGGTCAACGCGAGTCCCGCAGACGGACTTTATTATGATGCATCAGGGGATGATTGTAATAAATTTAATATATGGAATCTTGCTGATAGCTCAAGGCTAAATGCTTCTTATGTCTCTCTTAGTGGAGTTCACCCAATAAGTTGTGAACAACATGGACCAAGTGCTATTTACGCTTCTTCAACCACAGGTCTACCCGAGGATGAAGTTCCCGCGTTTGGAGCACCCTTAGGTACGCCAGATACGGGGTCATTAAGTATCCTTGATGTCTTTGGGGCAGCTTCGGGAACGTCCTGGACTGTTCCTTCTGGGGTGGATGTAAACTCTCCTTTTGATAGATTTTATCCTATCTCTGGGGTTGTTAATCAAGAAACCGTTTCTTCCCTTACCCAAGCAGGAATTAACGTAAGCGGCAATAGCCAGTATACGTTTGGGGTTAGTGCCGCATTTAACAACAGAGGCTTCTTCCGCTTGTATTGGTCACCTAAATCCAGTACAAGATTTCTTCAAAATGATTTAAGTGGTTATACTGAAGGAGCTTATCCTCACGCAGGAGATTTCTCCGGGGTGGTTGGGCCAGCGTATCAAGTATTCGCCCAAGGTTACAACTGTTCTGCGCCTCTTTCCGCCATCGTACCAGAAGGTTACCTAAATGCAAGTTCAATTGCTCCTGACCTGTTAAAACTTAGCTATGATAGTAATGGAGACGGTGTTTATGACCAGTTATGGACTTCCGGCTTTTACTACTGCTCTGAGATGCTCGAAGAAAACCCAACGCAATGCATTCTTGAGGAATCAGCAGCAGATATGTTTGCCAATGCAAGAAATGCGAGTGTAGGTTTAGCTGGTAGACCTAGGAAGACTACAATATACAGTGATACTAACAATAGGAACGGAGAGTCTTATACGGGCGATATAATAGGAGGCTTTAAATCGGCTTCTATCTTTGACCTTTCGAGGGATAACTAATGGCAGATCAAATTTACGAAGAGAGTGTGTACAGGTTTACGGACCCTGTAAGATTATTTAAAGCAAATGATCCTTACTATTTTGAGGTTGACAATATTCCTCTTAAGCAATTACAAGAGAACTGTCTTTGGTTAAAAGATCAGATCAGAAGAGATGTTCTAAAGATTAGCAATGTTAAAAGAGTAGACATTGAAGAACTAAGACCTTACGCTGGAGGTGGAGATAGAATTGTTAGAGTAAAGCCGGGCAGGTTTACAGCTAGAATTAATGATGCTGCTACAAAAACACCTTTGGCTTACCTCAGAAAAATTTTGGGTTTGGAGATTGGTGAGGTTGATGTTTATGAAGCTGCTCTTCCAAACCCAGGGACGTTTAGTTCAGAAACAGTAAGTGCTGCCAATGCCCTTCTAGTAGATGCCTTGGACACATTTAAATCTAGACTAGCACAAGACTCCTTAGCATTAAATGGTTTGGGTGAGAGGTCATTTACTTGGCCTATGATTACACCTGACCGACCAATAGATCAAAACGGAGTAACCGTGTCCACCCAAGCGGACTCTGGGGCTTTAGGCTACGAGAGTCCCGGCGGCGGTCAAGCAGCAGAGCTTGTGCCAATGATTATTACTGAGGCTTTGGTTTGGGCGAAAGCTAGGAACGCTGTATCAGATAGAATTACTTTAACGACTTACGATTACAACAACCCGTTCAATGGGTTTGCTACCCTGCCTAAGACGGATTCATTCTTCATTAGAGCTTGGAGAGGCGTAGCTAGAACTGCAATCGTAGATGTTCCTGAAGAATTAACAATTGAAGTTCCTAACTTCGATGATGACGATTTTAATTACATCGACGAGAACGGAGATGAAGCCAGAGTAGATAATGTTTATAACAGGATCGACATGGTTTTCATTTACAGTAAGCCTATTGACGCTAGTTCTACCACTGTGCTTAAGGGTTCGGGTAAGGAGGTGATCACAGCCCCAACTCTAGGCATTGTAAGGGGTGCAGGAATCAAGGCCAACCTTGAAGGCACCACAAATTACAGGGAAGAGTATCTTCAAAGTACAGGCGATGATCACAAGATCATGGCTTCTCCAGGAGATACTGAGAATGAGAACATTGGGTTTACTGCTGCCTCAGCTAATGACATAGCTTTTGATGTCAGAGGTAGCTTCCCTGCTCCTGATGACCTTCTAAATATTGCTCCACTGCTCTCTGAGCAATTAGAGGCTAACGCCTTTGAGTTAGTAGGACAATCCATTCTCCCCGTAGCGTATGTGTGGGTCACCAGGGGCTCTTCTTTAGTTTCTACAACGGATGTCATTGATATTCGACCTTTGTTTAGAACTGCGGAACTAAGCTACAATGAGCGAGCGGGTATTGCCGCTGCTCTACCTCAACTATCCTTAGCTAATCCTGCCGTGGGTAAAGCTCAAATGGATTATGAGTTAAAGCGTCAGTACGATTCTATTAATGCTAGACTTCAAAACTTAGAAGTAGAATCGGAAGCAGGTCCCCCACAAGGAATGAGAACAATTGCCGCTGGGTATGTTTTCGGTGGATGGAACTTTGGCCCTGAGGGTGCCATGTATGATTTTTACAGAAAAGTATTCTCTCAGGATTTAAATCCAGACAACGATTCAGAAGCTGCTATTAAGGATTATATAAAACAAAAGTACGGATTGTCTAGAACAGGGTTCGAAGTTCCTGCTTATCCCGATTGGGATTTAGCAGAGTGGGCGCAGCTAAATACAGACTTAACTGAAGTAGGTAGATTTCCTAACGACTATATAAACACTTTCTTTTCTCAATACGGAAACTTGGATAATACTAGTGTGGCAGATGGCAGCATTGTCGCAGGAGCGGCAAAAGAATTTGTTGGACCGGATGGATTAAACTCCTCAGAAGAACCCCCCGCCAGACAAATTCAAT